CTCCCAGAACCTTCTTGGCAGCATCGAGCTTCTTGTGCTTGATAAGAAGTCGCGCTTCCTTGAGGGCGGAGAAGTTGGCCGTGTATTCTCCGAAGAGATTGAGGCGCTCGATGGACGTCGGATGCATACTAGCGACGTCAAGGAGCGCGACATTCTCATAAATGCCTGGCTCAGCGTAGACATAACCTCCCTCGCCCACGATCTCACCCTTGTAGCTAGACGTTCCATTGTCGAACGAATAGCCTGGGAAGTCGTCGGAGAGATCGGTGTATACGAAGGAACGTCGTGCATCTCTATCCCCTTCGAACACAATCTTTGCAGTGTGCTGCTGGGTGCTGGAGTTCACCGGCAGACCAGACAGCTCGGACAGGATCTGACGAGCAACGAAGTCCTGGTACCTGTTCTCGAATGTCTCCTCTGTAAGGTCGACATCGTTAACGCAGTACTCGACAACCTTCTGGATCATGTCGTCTGGAACCGGCTGATCCCACGGGATGTCCATCTCCATGTGGTGCAGACCGAGCTCTACACCGAACAGCTTAAGACTCTGCTTCTTCGAGGAGAAGTCCCAGATGTCTGCGTAGGAGAGGTTGTATGCTGCTCCGAACATGGCCGATCGGTTGTTGCTGATGATCTTCTGCGAGAGCTCGAAGAGCTTCTGGTTGTCGTAGCCCATGTAACGGGCGTACAGGATGTGGTTATCGTACCTACGGTTGTTGAATCCGATCAGCTTGAGCTTGAAGAGCTGCTCGACTTCCTCTGGCGTAGGATTGATCATTCGCACAGTGGACTCTCGTGGAGCACCACGGTACTTCCAGCACACGACGAACAGGTTTGGGTAAACCTCGACGTCGTAGAACACCAGCTTGTGGTCGGAAGGGTTTTCGCTCTCCTTCGCGTCCTCTACCGGCTCATCTGAAGCCCAGCGCATCGTCTGTACAATCTTGATGCACTCGAGCGCCTTGTTGGTGCTGTTGTTCGCGAACGCCAGGATCACGGGTCGCATGTCCGTGACGTCGTACTTGATACCGGACTCGTATGCCTCATCCATCAGGTGCTTGATGAAATCGACGGAGGGCTTCGTTCCAGGCATGAACTCCTTGTTGAGGTTCCGCTGGATCATCTTGCGAAGGCCGGCCTCGCTCTGGATTGTCTTATCAGTCAGCACCTTCTTCTCCTTAATGGGGAGACCACTGTTCAGTGTAGCTACAGGCAGCGCGTTGCACTTCGTCAGCTTACGACGCAGAGCAGCACCGCCCGTGTACACCTTGACTTCGATACCCTCTGAGAACACCTTGTCCAGAAGGGTAACGTCTCCCTCGTACGTGTAGTGGAGATGAACACCTCCGCCCGACTTGCTGATTTCGGCGTAGGTCGGAGGCCAAAGACTGGCTTCCTCGAGATTGCGATCTAGATCCTTACCACCGCGAGGACCTCGAAGGTCGAAGTCGATCACGATGTGGTTCTCTGGAACCTTGACGAAGTGCGTCTTCCGAGTGTTGAGATCATGGAGAGCGGTCTTTACTGAGACCCACCGCTTCTCCGGAACGTCATTCTCAGTAGCATACTGCGCCGGCCAGTCGGCATAGTCCCGGTCGAACGAAGACTCAGTCTCTTCGATGACGAGAGCATAGCCGTTGTCTTCCACGGTTTCCTTGAACTGGCCGGGCATAACGAAGCCGGAGTAGTAGTTCCGCATGCTCGTGTCGCCAAGGATCTTACGCTCCTGGAACTCGACGAAGTAGGACTTTAGCTCCTCTCGGAATGCGTGCCTCTGCATCACGCGAGTGACGTTTGCATCAAGACAGTAGTCCTTGTAGAGCTTCCAAGCCTGATCGAGCCAGGTGTAGTTCTGAGACTTGAATGTATCGTAGTTGGCCTCGATGAAGTTGTAGAAGACATTCGTCTTGAACATCATCTTCACCGGTGCGTAGTCACGATAGTAGGTCGCGCCCATACCCTTGTAGACGTTCAGGCAGTGCGTTGCGATTGCTCCATGCTCGAACTTGATCCGAGACATGAGGCTCTCATAATGCGCGGACGCAAAGAGATCTCCAGTGGGCTCGACGTCGATCAGTCGTCGGATGAGACCCGAGTTCTGATCGGTGATGAGCACGCCGGAGTTGGTGGCCATGAACAGCATCGCGTTACTGCGAGCAGCGTAGGCCGGCTTGTACTTCTCGTTGATCTCAATCGCCTCGTGAGCGATGATCGAGTTCAGCCGACTGTTGTCGTTGATCCTCGAGAGATCTGTATCATGGTCGATCGCCACCAGCGGGAAGCTGTTGAACGCCGCCATCGAGAAGTCCTTTGTGCGATCACCCATGTCGCTGGCACGGAACGTGGTGTCGTAGCCGTGGAAGAGATCCTGGATGATGTTGAGAACGGTGGACTTACCCTTTCCGCCCTTGCCGTAGATCACGATGCACTTCTGGATCTTCTTAGAATCACCAGATACAACAGATCCGATAGCCCACTCGAGCTTGCGCTTCTCGTCCGGAGAGTAGAGCTTGTCCATGAGCTCATCCCAGGCCGAGTGATCGCCTTCCTCAAGAGGATAGGGCAGGCGCTTGCTTGCGTAGTCCTCCCGCTTGGGGAGAGTGTTGGACCACGCCATCTTCTGGTCGAGCTGCTGATAGTTGTCGTCAACCAGCTTGCAGAGGTCGAGGAACTTCTTCCTATAACCCGAGTCCATGATCTCCATCTTCATGGGGACATAGCCCGGGCCCATCTCCTCGGCCTTGGCCACGAGCTCCGCATCGATGAGCTCGTTGACCCGGTACGAGTCACGGGACCAGAGTCCTGCTTCCTCGTCCCACACTGCATAGAACTTTCCGCCTTGTACCATGAGATCGCGTGTACGCACAGTCTTGAATTCGGGGTAGACCTCAAGTCTTCCGTTCTTACCCGACTTGATGCCGGTTTTGAAGAAATCCATGCGCTACCTCCCTCCTTCAAGAACATATGCGTTCATCTGGAACCATAGCTCAACCTCAGCCTGGTTCATCTCTGGATGTCGCAGAGGGAATAGTCCTCCGCGGCCGTCGTAATCATATGTGCGGAAAGTAATCTGGTTTGTCACCTCCTCGACAAGTCCTTCTAGGTTACGGGTGTACGTGTCGTTGCACTCGTACAGGCCGATGTTACGGATCAAGGTCCAGAAACACTTATTAGGCTTCCCGTCCGTGATGAATGCCATGCGCCGCGAGAGGGCGATGAGCATCTCAAGGTACGAGCAACCCTGTTCCATCCAGTCAGGATCGAAGTCTGGAATCTCTGCGTCGTAAATGAATTCCATCCGAAGCTCGATGCCGTCATCTGCCCGGGCATCATCGTTCGGGACGAAGAACTCAAACTCTGTCTTGAACAGAGCCTTGCAGAGATTCCAGTAGCTTCGACTCTGGCTCCTGGTGTGAGGATTCGCTACCTGTCCGTACAGCCAGACGAGATACATCTCATCCAGCGGCGCCATCAGTCGTCGTCAAACGGATGATTGCGCAGGACACGGCGACGGTTGCCTCCGCCATACATGTCCTCGTGCTGCATGAACCCCTGGACCTGCTCGGTGTACTTGCCGTCGTTGTGGACAACCTCGACGTCAATACCGAGCTTCTCGTTCCGGACGTACACGATGTTGGGATCGCGCGATCCGTGGCCGAAGTTGTTGAGGGCTCGCTTACCCACGACAGACTCCGGGATCGGGATGTGCTCTTCCTTCTCGTCTGCGAGTACCCCGTCGCCGGCGTACCACGTGACCTGGATGGTCTGGTATTCCGACTCGAAGTACTCGTCGTGCTCGATGATGAAGATCTCTTCACCTTCACGGAGCTTTGCCTCGGCCTCGGGATCCCACTCGGGGTTCTCCTTGGCGTCCGTGAAGATGTTATGCGAGATCTCCTGGAGGGTGGGCTCTACAGGCTCAGTCGGCTCGTCTGTGCTGCGATAGTCCTCAGTCAGCTCTTCGACTCGGGCCATTTCCGAAAGAACGCTCCGAAACTTGTCTGCCTTCTGCACCTCGATGTTGGGGTTCTCATAGACGACAGGCACGTCCATAGGAGTCGCCGGCTTGTTGGCCTGAGTCGTGATGAACTTCACGGTGTTGGCGACCTCGACGTTCAGCCGCTCGTCGTACTCCTCCTCGTGCTTGCGCTTGAGGATCAGGTAGGTGGCCCCCACGCCGCTGCCCGTCGAGACAGCGATCGTGAGGAGCGCAGCCCACCGGGGAACGGGAGCGGTGAGGTATGCTGCGATGTTCATATCTACCTCTCGATAGTCCGGTGGATGTCGCCGTCGACGTTGAAGTCGAGCAGGACGCTGGATTCGTAGCCGTTGACGAAGGCCTTGACCTCGTCGGTGTGGTGGTTGTAGATGCCGAAGTCGACCATACGATCGCCCTCACCATGCACAGTCCAACCCACAACGGAGCCGGCGACAGTGCGCGGAATGCCGAGCATGTCGTAGACCTCGTTCAGGAAGATGTGCCCACGAGAGTGAAGCATGTCGTTTGCCCATGCCTGCTGCCTGTGGATGAAGTGCAGGTTCGACTCCGGGTTGCGAGTCCAGTTCGGGTTCGCCTCGTCGAAGAACTTGGAGTACTGCGAGTATCCGGGCTTGGGGCCCTTCTTCTTGGCAGTAGCCAGCACCTGCTTGTCCTGCAGGGCCAGATCCTTCTGCACCTCGTAGTGCAGGTGGGACTCGTTCTCCTCGCCGATCTCGTCACGGACCCGCTTGCGGTAAGCCTCGTAACTCTTCTCGAGCGCAGCATAGGCTGCAGTCAGAGCCGCGTTCCGCTTGGTCAGCATCCGGTGCGAACCGGTGAGGCACGCGATGCCGACGCCGGAGACGACGATAGCCGGCCCCCAGATCTTGCCCATGTCGATGACGAGATCCATGTAGACCGCAGCACGGTCCTTGGTCTGCATCGTCGTGCTGTAGGGCTTGCCGTCGAGGTGCTTGATGCTGTTGATGCTGTTGATGTCGTCGAGCTGACGCTGAGCTTCATCGAAGATGTCGCCGGTCTTGAGGGTGGCGCGGCATGCGAGAACCGTACCTCCCACGACGCCGACGAGGCCGGCTGCGAACAGGATGGTCGGGTTCATGTTCTTGAACTTGAGGGACGTGCGTCCAGCCAGTCGAGTGACAGGCAGGATAAGGTTCTGGTTCATCTGTTCTCCTACTTCTCAAGGACTTCAGTCGGCGGGAGGTCGAGGATGTAGCCGTAGTTACGGCGAACCACTCGCGCATCCATGAGATCCGTCCATCCGTACACGACGTCCGTGAACTCTCCAGTCACACCAAGTGCACTGTAGAGATCGTTGACGGTAGCCTGACCATACTGGTCGACGAGCTCAGTCAGAAGCATGAGCACCTGGTCCGCCTCGGGGCGGGTGTCCAGAACGATCTCTCCAAAAGAGTGAGTCGAACGGGCACGCCGAGATACCTGGCGATCATCCTTTGCGTATCGACTTCCTCCCGAGGGCTTCGAGAAGTTGCCGTAGTTGGTCACTCCGAACTGCGAAGGAGCTCCTCGGTGCCCTCCACGAGGACGAGAGTCTCCAAAGAGGCTGCGCTCAACGCCTCCGATAACAACGTCAGCCACGGTGTCCTTGAGCGCAGGAAGAAGGATCTCGTATGCAACATAACCCCATACGCTCTGAGCCGATCCGCTAAGGAATAGCTCTCGAGCTCGCTTACCCAGAGTGGGCTTGCGCATGGTGACGTTACCAGTGACGATCTTCTCGACGGTCTTCGGCTTGTCCGGAGCAGGGTTCGGGCGCTTGTACTGGCTATTGCCGGGGTATTCACTCATTATCTCTCCATCCAAGGAAAACCTATACACCTTGTGGGTGCATAGGCTTTGAGATTACTGGTCCGTCTCGGTGTCGGGGGTGTTGGCCTGGATTCGGAACGATTCGACGAGATCGAAGATCTCATCCACTTCCTTGTCGATCCAGTCGCGAGCGCGGTCTGCAACCATCGCGCCAACCGTGACAGCCCCGATGTAGGCCTGCACCTTGTGGCGGGTCTTTGTGGGGTTGAGGTTGCCGGCGATGACGGCGGAGACAGCGTAGCTGACTGAGAATCCAACGAGGTTGCGCATGACGATCTTCGTCAGGGGACGAAGCTGTTCGGGCTTGATAGGCATAGCATATCCTTTCGAGTTGGGGTGGGTCTCACTATATGCGTTGTATTGCGTGCGAGGGCGCCTGTTTCTCAGCCTTCGGCGGTCGTTTAAGATTGGCATCCGGAGTAGGGTGAGACCCCGGCGGACGGTCACGAGGGGGCTATTCCATCCGCGAGACCCTTGCCAATCCCCTCTCATCTCACTGCTGGCGCACCTTCTCGAAGTACGCGTCGAGCTCTTCACGAGACATCTGGGCGAGCTCAGCCGCAGTCTTCTCGGTGAAGGAGGATTCGCTCGTTTCCGCGACCTCGATGGGCTCCGGCAGTGCGACGTCCTCCACAGTCGCCTGCTCCTCGAGAGCAGCCTTGGCGGCCTGGACCTGCGCGACGAGATCCTTAGGCAAGATCCCGTTGACGAACGCAGAAGCCGCGCCTGCGTCCGTAGCCAGCTCCATGAACACCTCGGAGTAGGCCGGCGATGCTGCGAACCGCTCGCGAAGAAGGTCGCTCTTCACGAACTGGTTGCCGTCACGTCGACCGTACGACAGGAGGACGATCTTCTTGAAGATCTCGATGATGCGCTTGCCATCACGAGTCTTGGAGACCTCTGCGATGAGGTCCGTCATTCCACCGTCCGTAGACATCTCGAGCTCGACGAGCTCTGCCTGGGTGAAGTTGAAGTAGACGTCCTCCTCGATGTACTCAGTATCGTCGAAGGGGTTGATGTACTTCACGGTCTTCTTGAGCATTTCGTGTCCTTATCTAGGAAGACAAAAGCCTATACACCTTGTGGGGTGTATAGGGTTGAGGTCACTTCTCGGTGAGGGAAGTGTCGGAGTTGAGTGCGTTGAGGATGGCGTCCTCGCTGACGGTCTCGTAGCTGTCCTCGTCGTTCTCGTTCTTGGTGAACTTGTAGATCACGACGCCCACGACCACAGCGGTGGCTGCGGCGGCGGCGGTGAGGATCTTCTTGTTCTTGTAGAACGGAACGGTCTGGACGGCGACGGTCTCGTCGACGATGGTGCCCTCGATAACGGTCTGCTCGGACATGGTGGTTCCTTTCAGAGTTGGTGTGGGTCTCATTACAACCCTTGTTTTTCACGCGAATTGCCAGTGCGTGGATTGGGTTACCCGCAGATATCGCGGGCTAACGAATACGAAAGTAGTTCCTCACAGGGGAGACTACGTACGTAATCGCGAGACACGGCTGACCATCATCTGAAATAACGCTGCTGAACGAGATCTCGATGTTGTTGTCGTAGGTGAAACCCACCTCTTCGCCGACCGCGTTGTGCGGAAGGCTCAGACGATCGAAGAAATCATTCAGACTCGCGTAGCTCTCGTCGAGCACCTGCTTGAAGGTGTCGTTCTCTGCTCGTCGGATGATCTCCTGCGAGCTCTTGAAGTACCTGCCGGTGTACGTGTCGTAGCACATGTACTCGCCCGTACCCGTGATGATGACCTCTGTGTTAGAGACCGGGTTGTCATCGACTCGCTTCTGGGCCACCTCGTCCTTGAGAGCGAGATGCTTCTTCTCGCCGATCTTCTCCGAGACCTTGTCCTTGTACTCAGAGAACGCTTTCTCAGACAGGGTGTAGGCTGCCGCAACGGCTGCAGCACGCCGCGTCCCGATCCTGTTCGAGGCGATGATGGCAGTGACACTGATCGCGCCAATGGCGACGGTAGGGATGAAGTCCGGCCAGTACTGCTTGGCGATCTCGGCCTTCGTGAGCTCGGGCTCATTCCGATTTGCTCGAGCGGTGTTCTGGTACTCGACCCACCCACCGAGGTGATACGCTTGACGCCCGGCCATGACGGCCGTAGTGACTGTACCGGCAACACCAACCGCAGTTAGTAGAGCCGGCGAGTTGTCGATTGCGAACTTCTCGACCTGCTTAGCAATATCAAGCAAAGTCATTCCGTGCCTCCTCGATCTTCTGGAAATTCTTGAAGTCCTGGCTGTCCAGGATAACGGTGTCGTCGAAGGACTCCAGTTCCTTCTTACGCTTTTCGCGCTTCTGCATGGCGACGGCGATGAGTGCCGGGCCGCCGATCATGACAACGACCCACCAGAGCTCTTTGAGGGCGTCCATGCTAGCGCCTCCGCATCTCGCGGACGAAGATCCAGATGAGCCAGAGCCCACCCGTGATCAGGCACATTAAGATGTCGAACGCGAAGTTCAAACATCCGTAGGAACGGCGAGGACTGGTCACGATATAGATCCTTTCCATTGGGGCCTCCGATATCAGGCAAACAAAAAGAGAAGTGTCTGCGGGATGCAAACTAGCCAAATGGTGACTATCTTCTCACTATAGTCCATGTTTTTTTCGCGAGGTAGACAAAAACCCTAATCCTTGTGGGATTGGGGCTTTGGCGGACTACGCCTCGGGGGTGTAGAACTCTTCGTAGAGGTCGTGCTCCTTGAGGAACTCGTTGTGCTGCTTGATGGCCCTGCGGTTAATCGCGAAGCAGACTGCTGCTGTCGCGGTAACGGCGATGACGACCTTGTGGCGCTTGAGTTCGTTCTTAACGGATACGAGCTTGGTGGTGTTCATAATATCTCCTTGGGTAGGGGTCCTATTATACAGCTTGTATTTCACGCGAAAACCTATAACCCTTGTGAGGTTATAGGCGTCGGATCACTGCGGGGGAAGGTAGAGGTGCAGCTCCTGAGGCTTGGTCAGGGTCTTCGCAAGAGTGTTGACTGCGACGACAGCCACGATGGTTCCCAGCACCGTCATAACGGTGGAGGCAACCGGGTGGTTGACGTAGAAGTCCACGTTGTCCTGCGAGATCTTGTTCCAGGTTTTGGGCATGATATCTCCTTTGTAGGTAGGTGGTCCTATTATAGCGCGTGTAAACTACGCGAGACAAAACCTATAACCCTTGTAGGGGCTATAGGCTTTTTAACCTTTCTAGGTTCGATGGTCAGAAGAGCTTCTTGACTAGCGTCAGGGCTCGACCGGTTACGATCTGCGTCTGCTCGAACTTGAGCACGAGGATGATTCCGGTGAGGTTCGCGGCGATCATGGCCAGCGTGTCGTAGCTGATGGGACGAGTCTTGTGGTTCTCAGACTTCATCTCATACAGCTTCTTCAGCTGACTCACGATAGCCGCGTACTCATCAGAGTCACAGTCGTGATTCTTGAGTTCGGCGAACGCGTTCACGATGGCCTGGTCCAGCTCGGTGGCGGTCATGGGCTTCTTGAACATACGTTTCCTTTCGTAGGGTCTCACTATAATCCTTGAATATAGTGCGAACCCCACTTAGGACGCGTTGTTGACCTTCAGAACCAGCTTGTTTACGTTCGCAGGATCGCTCTCCAGGACCAGGTTGGTCAGAACGGTACCGTCAGAACCAGGGATAGCCTCGATCGTTCCGTTATACGGAGCATCGGACTTGTCGTACGAACGCTGCGCGATCCCAAGGAAGATCCCTAGGAAAGTGTCAACAGCTACGATCGTACCAACAACCTGGGCGACGTTAGGAACGCCCCAGAGGAGTGCTACAGTACCGTACAGAGTTGCGAACGCCGGCAGAACGACCCTGGCCAGGAACTCGAGCTTGGTGTACATCTTGTCGGAGAGCAGAGGGTTCTTCGTCTCCGACTCGTGAGCACCGGTCTCGTTGTCACTCATTTTATCCCCTCACTGCCGCCAAACACCTGGAGAAACACACACCCAGCGGGTGGCGGGCTTCCAGATGCCGCCGACATTCACGAAAATGGTTGCTGTCTTCCATGTTCCTGCGACGTCTACATAGACGCCCGGTAGGGTAGTTACTGCCTTCCAGTTCGACGATACACCGAAGCCATTCACATTGTGCGCGGTTAGCTTGACGAAATATGTCGTACCCGGGATCAAACCCGTCTTTACGATCGAGGAAGGCGTACCTGCATGATCGGTGCTGATGGCACCTGAGTCCCCCGGAATGGTATTGATCGTGACTGTAACCCAGTCGATCGCCACTCCACCGTTGTCAGGATATACCAGGTTGCCGATGGTAAACTCCTCCGGCCCGACGCTTCCAAACTCGAATGAATCGGGAAATGTTCCGGGAACGGTCGAAGTTGTCTGAACTGTCAGCCAGGGACCCCACGCACTGTAGCCGTACGTACTGTTCTTAACCCGAAGGCGATAGTAATATAGCTTGTTCGGGGTAAGTCCGGTTGCTACAGGGTTTGTGAATGTTCCTGTAGTGAAATATAGAGCTCCAGTGTCATTCGCCGCAGTATTAACCTCAAGCTGCATCCCATTAAGGACGCCTCCATTAGCCGCCGCGTGAACTCCAGTAATCGTGAAGCCCGTCTGTCCGATTCCTACAGCTGAATACCCGCTCGTCAAATATGGCGCGAGGGCTCCCGAATCCATAGTGAACGACGCAGTAATATCGACTCCGACCGCCTCAACATTTGAGACTCTGGCTCCGATAACACCGTCGCCGTACTTCTGGAATGAGAAGTTGCTGTAGAACGCCTTGATTCCACCCCCAGAGCCGAAACTGATAGGAATGTTGGAACCACTGTGGACGCCATCATCACCGGACACGAGCCAGGTGTTGACACTATCCGTTGTGAACTGATCCGTCTCAACGTAGAGCGTGCCCGTGTAGATCGCCTGTGTGCGATCCGCTGTGTAGGAGACGGAATATACGCAGACGATTCGCCCGTTCGTACTCCCGCCTACCCAGTTACCATACAGAGTAGGCATGTGTCACCTACGGGATGTACTTGAAGTAGACGTCCCCGGGGTTTCCTCCGGTGGGCGCTGCTGTTCCGTAAGTGATCGCCCCACAGATTCCGAGGTTCGTTCGAGCCTCAGCAACAGTGGTTCCACCAGTCCCTCCACGACTGATCGGCCAAGTCTGAAGAATGAGCTGCTTAACCTGAGCGATGAAGTCGCGAGTTCGGTTAAGTTCATCGTCGCCATCCTTGACAAGACCGGTAGTTCCCGAGACGAGTGGATAGCCTGCTGCGGCTGCATCGTCGCCAATAGCCATTATTCCTCCTTAGATCTCGTCCCAGTGCTGTGTGGTGTAGGACTCCCAGAACACGCTGGGAGAAATGGCATCCCAAGTTCCAGGAAGAACAAGCGTATCGACCGTAAGAGTCGGGTAGCTTCTCTCTCCCTCGGCGTCGTGCGAGAAGATCTGCTCGGTGACGCGCATCTTGTTGATCAATCCGCTAGACGTGCGCTGCTCGACAAGATCTCCGAGCTCGTAGTACGTCCCATAGGCGTACTTAGAAGCCTGCGGAATCTCTCCGTCGAACCCCCACACGATGTTGGCCTTAGCGAGCTCCTCACGGCCTCTCTGCGCCATCTGATCGTCAAGAGTAGGACCGGCGGGCCCATCCAAATCACTTGCGTCGACAATCAGAATATGCTTTTCGAAACCAGCGGTCGAAGTGTCCGCATTGTCCCCATATACGATTCTTGAACCATTTGGGGCGTATACATATGCTACGTTCCGATATGCCTTAGTTGAGGTCAGTTCCTTATAGTTATCCAGAGTATCTAGTTCTGGACTGAATACTACATGGGAATTGACTGTCTGTGCTGTAGTCCGATCGTTTCCGGTGTAGACCTCGAAATATAGCTTCGAGTCGTCTGCCGGACGTACAATTCGGAAACCGAGCTTTGAGACCTCCGCAATGCTCTTGAGCGTGTCGTAGAGATTGTTGAGAGGGCTCTGGACCGTGATGACCTCATCCGGTTCTGGAATAGTAGTCGCAGGCGAATATACGCCAGCCTGGATGAAAGGCATGTTGTCCGAGTCGAAAGGCGCCGGGTTGGTCCGACAGATCGCGTGGAACAGCGTTCGCATAATATCGCCGGGGGTAGCAGGGCCTAGAGTGACCTGGGTTGCTCCTGCCCCGGAGACGATCGCTGTGTAGTCGTTCGGACGCTCAAGGAGCTTGGCCTCGAGCGAGAACCCGGTGATCCGAAGGACTCGCTTTCCTTCCTCAGTGAGTGCGTTCTCAACCTCGTTGACGAACATCACTCGATTAGACCTGTCGATGGCAAGCATCGTTCCTTGGGTTGTCAGGATCTTGTCCGCCATGTTCGGCGAGATATCAAGCTGGAAATCTCCATACTGAGCCCAACGCTCGGTCCAGATGAGAGATTCATAGCTCTCTACAACCTCCGCCCTTCGGATAGCGTTGTCCAAAATATAGAGCTGCATCACAGTCCTCCATACTTTGGCCGATAGGTGATGGTGTAGGGAATCCCAGCTCCCGAGACGAGCGCCCGGAAGTAGTTCGAACCAGGATACAGCGGACTCCACTTGGAGTACTGGTCGACAGCGTACAGGATGGACGAAGTCACGCCTCCTCGAATAAGGCGCGCGTACTTGTCCTTGTCGATTGTACTGATCTTTACTACGTCGCCGTTATCAAGAGTCTGATTGACAGTCATGATGCTTAGGCTGTTATCAGGTCGACGGTTGTACAAGGTGAAACCGCTGATGCTTCGATTTACATTCAGCTGGAAGATATAGCCGCTTTCGACACTACCAAGAGCGGTGATGAACGTCTCGGTCGAGTTGGCCACCGTGTTAGAACTGATGACCACATCGTCGATTCCAAGGAAATCGGGATCGAAGCACAGGATTGAGATAGCCATCTCGGGATCTTGGCTGAACAGAGCCGTCTCGCATGTCTCGGTCATGCCCTTGATGGTGTACTTGAGGTCTCCATCAATGTAGAACTTCAGGTTGCACCAGGTCTTAGGCATGAAATATGCGTAGAGCTGGGCCCTTAGTTCATCGACAGTCTTCCCTCCGAAATATGGCTCAAGTCGGATCCGCATCGTGATATTGCGCTTAGTGCGACGGGAGGCTTGGTACTCCTCGCCATCGAGCTGAGCGAATGATGCGGAAACGACATCTGACTTTACTGGATCCAGGCCATCGATCTCAGTGATCAAATATCCCGGAGTAGTCGGTCTGAGTGGAAGAGACAGCGTATTACCCTGAAGATCTTCTACATCAAGGCGTGATAGCACCAGTCGCTCCCTTCAAAACAGTCAGCTGGTTCTTTGTCTGTCGGTAAATCTCCGTAGACGAGAGTGCCTTCGGAGAGTTGTTAACCTGGGTGAACTCGACCGTGGTCCCAGTGTTCTGCAGAGCAGCAATATCGTTCAGAGCCTGCTTGTTAGCTTCTGCAGCAATAGCAGCAGAGTTTGCACTATCCATGCTGACCTGAGCGACCACCGGGGTATCCTTGATCAGGCCATTCATCGTACTGACGTCCTTACGGAACTCAGTCAGATCGATAACTGGCGCGATCTTAGGCTGAAGGTCCAACTCATCAAGAGCCACATCGCCGATATTGCTGAGAGACTTCTGAAGACTCTCCACGGCGATCTGACCCGCTCGACGAGCCGAAATATCAACCACGTTCGTGTTCTGATCGATGCCCTGGGCAAGACCCTGCATCGTGAAAGTACCGATCTCCTTGAAGACCTTCGAGGGAGACTTGATCCCAAGCTCCTTCTTGATCTCGTCGGCGATGGCCTTACCGATTGCCTTCATCTTGTCCGTGATTACGGTCATCTGAGCCGTAAGACCATCCACAAGACCCTGCGCCGAGTCGACGCCGGCCTGGTAGAGAGCCTCCGAAGCACTCTTTCCGAGGGAAGTAGCCGATTCGGTAAGAGTGACATCGATCTTGTTGAGCTCATCGACGGTGTCACCACCAGCGGCAAGAAGCTGGTCGAGGAAGGGCTGAATCTCAGTGCCCTGCTCGAGGAACCTCTTGTACTGGTTGTCGTCAAGACCCAGGTTACGGAGATTCTCAAGCGTTTCCTTGAACTTGAGGTTGGCTGCCGTAGCATTACGGATGGCGTTGAAGTAGTCGTCAAGCGAAGAGGTATCATCCAAACCAGGAAGAACTCCGAACTTGTCGGAGATCTGCTTGGCGTAATCATCCCTCTTCTTGACCGCCTCATCAAGAACCTTCTGCGCCTCCTCGAGCTTCCCCTTGACCACATCGTACTGGCCGGCAAGGTTCTTGAGGTCGGCGATCTGCTTCTTGTGCTCAACCGTGACGGTCTTGTATGCGGCGTTGAGCTTAGCCTGCTCAGCAACGGCCGTCTTCAAAGCAGCCTTGGCCTTAGCCAGAGCAGCCTTGTTGGCGGAAGTCATTGGCTTAGACGAAAGCTCAGCGACCTTCTTCTTGAGATCTGCGACGTTCTTAGTCGCATTAGTAAGAGCAGCCTTAAGGTTGTTTGTGATTGCGTTGGTAGCGTTCACAGTGTCGTTCTTACCCGCGACGATACCCAACACGAATCCCTCAGTGACGCCCTTACCAATCTCAATAAACACCTTCGACGGCGAGTTAATATGAAGAATTTCCTTCGCCTTGTCGATGGCCGACCCAGCAAGTCCAGCGATTGCGTCCAGAACGCCACTTCCGTAGGCTCCGATTCCACTGATCATACCATCAATAATGGCCTTAACCAGATTACGACCAGCAGTATTCATTCTCTGCTGATTTTGGTTGATCCAGGTCGTAACGCCATTCATGAATGTGATGAGAGTTTCTCCGGCAGCCTTAACGATCTGAAGAGTTGCCGCTCCGATACCCTTGATCCAGGCAACAATAACAGCCGTACCATTCTTGATCAGGTTGGGGAGATTCTTCGCGATTCCCTTGAGGATTCCGTTGATAAGCTGAAGACCGACGTCAACGAGCTTCGGAATATAGCGAAGAGCGAAGGCCAGGAAGCCGTCAAGAAGCACGCCGAGGGTCTGGTAGATCTTCGGAGTGAGCTTGATGATCATATCCATGATTCCGATGAGAATAACCGTGATTGCTGCGATGATCGCCGGAGCTGCAGCAGCAATTGCCTCTGCGAACGCGACGATTGCCAGCTCGAGAGCCTTGAACACGGTCGGGATGATGCCGATAGCAGTCTGAAGAATTGCCGTCAGAGCAACGACACCAAGAGATCCGATAGCAACCAGAGCAGTCATAGCCGTTGCAAAGGCAAGAACGCCGGCTCCGATAAGAGCAACGCCAATACCGAGCAAAGCGATAGCTGCTGCGAGAGCAATGATCTGCGGAATAACAGGAGTCAGCAGAAGAGCGGCAAGACCGATCACTGCAAATGCTCCTGCAAGAGCCACGAGACCCTTTCCGATCTCCTCCCACGACATGCTTCCAAGCACCTTGAGTGCCGCTGACAGAATAACAAGAGCTTCGGAGGCAACAATAAGTGCCGCAGCACCTAGAATGGCCCCTTCCATCAAATATAGACCAGCAGCGAGGATAACCAGAGAACCGGCAATGGCCACAAGACCCTTACCGATCTGGTCCCACTCAAGAGTTCCGAGAATCTTCATCGTAGCGGCAAGAAGAAGCAGAGAACGAGAAGCAATCTGCAAAGCGACCGCTCCCGGAACTGCCCCCTCCATCGCGGCGAGACCGATCGCAAGAATTGCCATTGAAGCTGCAATCGCGACAAGACCCTTCGCAATATCCTCCCAGGACATGGTAGCCATAACCTTCATGGCACCAGCAATGATCGTCAAAGCTCCTGCGACCAATACCAGACCCGCAGCACTAAGAATCATCATAGGACCTGGCATCAGACGCATGGCGCCGATTACGATCGCAAGTGCTCCAGCTACGCCGACTAGGCCTCGGGCAATCTCTTCCCAAGACATGGTGGCCATAACCTTCATTGCTCCGGATAGAATAAGAATTCCTCCGGATAGAAAAGCTATTCCAATTCCAGCAGCGACCATGCCCTTTGCATTGGCTGCGATGGGCTTAACAGCGAGATCAAGCATCGCCAGAATCCCAGCAAGACCGGTAAGCCCCTTACCAAGCTCCTCCCACGACATACTCGCCAGAACCTTGAGGGCTCCAGTAAGAATAAGAATCGCAGTCGAAAGCAGAATAAGAGAAGCTGCAATGATCGGAAGCTTCAAGAAGCCTGCAGACTTGGAAATCTGGTTGAGGATCGCCATAGATGCCAGCAACTCAGCAAATGTGAACGCCAGACCAGCAAGGGCCTTAGCAAGCTTTGCCGAGTCGATGAGGGAAAGCGCAACAACGGACGCCGTAAGTAGAGCCACAGCAATCGCGATGTTGAGAAGCACCTTCGACTTGATCTGCTCCTGCATAGCCTTGAGAGTGTTCGTCAGCTCTCCGAACGTTCCGGTAATGCTGTCGAGGAACCCTCCACCAAGATCAGTCCCACCGCCCTTGATGAACTTTCGAATCATAAGAGCGATCCCGCCGAAAATAGCGGTGTTGATCGTATCCAGAATAGCCGAGTAGTTACCGTTCGACACGGACTCCTGGATAATAACCGGGATCTGACTGAAAGTCTCCTGCACATTTTGAAGAAGCTGCGAGAAGACTGGAGCGACGTTCTGCAGTACTCCGAGGAACCGATCCCAAGCCGTGTTTAGCGTGCTGAGAAGGCCCTGGAGAGGGCTAAGACGCTGGCTAACACGTCCGAACGTATCCCCGACGAGACCAAGAGTCTGCGCAAAGGAGCCGTCGAACATTGCCTGGAATCCCTCACCGATCTTTCTGATGAGAACATTCACCGGAGCCATAAATGCGTTAAGCCGCTGGAAGAACGGAATAAGCGCACCGTTCTTGATCGCCTTGTCGATCTTGACGAAGAAATCACCGATCGTAGCGGTAGTGTCCAGCAGCCCCCCGCCGATTCCGCTGAACGACTTAGCCAGATCCACCACAACACCGACGATTCCGGAAATAACCGACTTCGCGATGCTGAAAATGGCGAACACCCCAGCGAACGTCCTCTTGACCTTGGACGCGGTTTCAGCGCTCAGCTTGAGGCCAGCGAAGAAATCGCGGACCGCAACAGTGAGGTTGAAGAGATCCTTGGCAGTCTTTGCCGGGAAGATCTCCCTGAATGCGTCCTTGATCGGCTTTACGACGGTAACAAGAGCATCGAATGCGTTAGAAATAGCCTTGATGGCTGCATCACGGCCTCCAAGCTCCTTCCAACCAGCCAGAAGCGAGTTTCGCGCGTTTGACCAGTCGTTGATGAAGCCGTTGATCGTGTTGCTCATAGCGGTGAACGAGCCCTTAGCCTCGCTGAAATCACCGAAAATAAGAGCCCATGTCTGAGCCCAGCCAGAACCGGCCGTCTCCTTGGCTACGTCAATAACCTGCGAAAGAGTCTTGACGTTCGTAGCCGCTTCCATAGCCATCTTGGCCTGAGACTGGATGGCCTTGATCTCCGTTGCCGAAAATCCCTCCGCAGCCAACTGAGCGTCTGTCATGTCGCCGGTAAACTGCTGAAGAGTCTTCGTAAGGACATCCGAAGTAAGCCATCCACCAACCTTGGGGTCAGAAATGGACTCTCGGAAGGACAGACCTGCGATCGAGACGTTCTTCATAGGTCCGGTGAGCTTGACTGCACCGTCCTTGAGCTTTCCCATCTTCTCAGCAGTCTGAGCAAGAGCTCGCTGGAAAACCGTACCACCCATTCCGGCGTTAACAACCGAGTTCCAGTCCATAAGACTGACCCGGCCGGCCGCCAGAGCCTGCGAGAGCTGATACATGGCCGTAGAGGCCTGCTGGGAGTTCGAACCAGAGAGCGCCGCGAGGTTTGCGATGCCCTTGATTGCCGCGGTCGACTCCTTGAGCCCAACGCCAGCCGCCGTGAAGGTACCGATGTTGCGAGCCATCTCGGAGAAGTTGTAGATCGTCTTGTCCGAGTACGTGTTGAGCTCAGCGAGAGCCGCATTCACGTCCTTCAGAGTTGCTCCGGAGGCAGCCGTGTTGGCCAGAATGGTCTGGACCGAGTTCAAGTTGGTCTCGTACTCAGCGAAACCCTGCTTGACCGGGTCGATCGTCAGAGACTTAACGAGAGTTGCGCCAACCTGAATGGCCTTGTTTGCGATACTGGTGAGGGCCGTGATGCCGATCGTAGCCATCGCGAGGAACTTAGAGTTCACGCCTTCGATGGTCGCGGCGATAGGACCGACTCCAAGCTTGCTCATCGCCGAACCGAGGTCTTCGATCCCCTTCTTAGAGGAAGTGAAGTTCAAGCTGTTCTTGAGCTTGTCCAGCGTAGACATCGACCGAGCAGTCTCAGACTCGAACTGCTTGTTGTCGAACTTGAGCTGTACTACGCGATCGTCAATCGTTGCCACTAGCTGGTCACCACCTTCCATACCTCTTCAGCGATTTGATCCATGACAGGCTTTACTGCAGGATTGATAAAATCCCGCCCAACAACGTAGCCTCCGGTGCCGGTCCCGTGTCCGTATTGGAGCAGGATCGCCACCGGAGCGCCAGCTGCGATGTTTGAATTACGCCATTCGATAGTTACGCCCTTACCCTTCCGGGAAATTGTGTAATACCAGGAAGCCGCCGTCTCGCCGCTGTCAATCGGTGTGGCAGCGGCGAGAGCGACGACTCCCATTTTGGCGAATTCTTCCAACTTTTGATCGACGGATGTGTTTAGGATCTTCTTAAAGAAGTCCTCCGTCTTTTTGAAGGAACCAGAGGACGAAAGTTCGAACATGGCTCCTCCTAGTTGGTTACGTTCGCTTGTAGGCCCTGATGTAGTCGACCAAGAACTCGTAGTCGCCATTCGTCTGAACCAGACTGTCGTCTGCCTCGCCGTAGTAGGAACCAGCCTTACCGATCTGGTTCTCGATACGGACGTAGAACTGGCTGGAGTACTCGGTACCATGCAGCCAGGACGCATCGGCGACGGTTCGCGTTACCTTGAGCACATCGTCGATGTAGAGCTTGTACGTCCCGATGGTCGGATCGCCGTGGAGCTTCATCACATGCCACTCGTCCCAGGTTTCGGAACGGGTAGACGTGAGCTTTGGCCCTCCATTGGTGTTCTGCCAGAAGGTCGTCATAGCCTTGTGGTCTCCAAGCGAGTTGTTCGCCGGAGTACCCCAAGCCTCCATACCATCGATCTCGCCGACGGAGGGAGCATTTCGGAACCACACCGCAGGCCAGATACCTCGAGAGTGTCCCGGAACCATGTTGATCTTGTAGCGGCACTCGACGAGCCACTCCTCGGTAGTGGGAAGCACCATGAGTCCATCGGACTGGATGCCTGCCGATACCCACTTGTACGAGGTTCCACTGTTTACCACATCTTCACGAGCTGCCTTGATGTGGAGCATTCCGCCAGAAACCTCTACCTGAGAAGCCAGATAGACGGCCTTCTGGATGTTGGGACTCTGAGACTTCCCATTGCGTGCCCACCACTTGGAAGTATCAAGAGAGGATCCTTCGAAGTAGTCGGCCCAAAGAAGTCCTGCCCATCCTGCAGGTGCAGCAGGAGTGGACCCAGCTCCGGAGGAACCCTGAACAGCGGCTCCATCGCCACCCATCGGCTTCCACACGCCCGAATCACGAAGCCAATGCTTGTGGCCGGGGACGGTGTGGTAGACGTCATCCGTGACAGTCCCATTGACCGTGATTCGGAACTGCAGAACAGTCCCTCCAAAGGTCGCCGGAATCTTGTAGGACGCGGTCTTTGTTGTGGGGTTGATGATTGTCACGGTTCCTGGATCATCGCCGGTGTATCCGACGAGAGACCAAGAATATGACGAACCGTTACTCAGAGATCCATCAAGTGTCTGAGTGTTGAGCGGAGTAGCCGTTGTAACATCAGAACCCGCACTGGCGTTTACGCTTCCACTAACCGCACCGACCTCGGAACCGACATCCTTGATGACGATTTCGTCGACGGTGTACGGAGGGAAAGTACTGCCGGTGATCGAAGCATTGTTTCCAATGATGAACTTATCGACTGCAGTGCCAACCACAGTTGCGCTGATGGAATCGATAAGAGTTCCGGCAAGGTTGTAAACCTTAACGTTGAGAGTAGTACCCGAACGGTAGATCTCCCAACGATACTCGGTTCCAGCCGAAAGCGCGACCGTACCAGTAGCCAGAGTTGTATTTGCTCCATCTCGAATCCTGATGAAAGGAGATGTAGTAATATCAACTCGGAACAGGTTCGCCGGAGCCGATGAAACACCCTGAAGAACACAGACCGATACTGCCGGAGACGGAAGACCGGAGAACTGGTGGATGAAACGGACTCCGAAGTCGCCAGCGGCGAACCCCGACTTGTAGCCGTATGCCTGAGCTGTGGTTGATGGCCATACCCAGCGCTGGCCGTAACTGCCGGCAGTCTCATTTGAGGGAGCCGTACCGACAGTACTTGTGAAACCGCTATCCGCGGTTGAGGACCACGACCAGAGGGTAGTCATCAGACCACCACGTACTCGTCACCGGAGAGAGCGTTCGCCGGAGCATTCGGGCCACGCCAACGAACGACGAGGTCGGTACGTGAGGTCGGACGAGTGGGACCAGTGCCAGACGTATACGTCACGACGATACACACGCCCGCGGGGAGAGTGGCAAGAGTCGAACTGCCGGCAGCACCAGTGGCGCCAGTAGGGCCGGTGGGACCCTGAGCGCCAGTAGCTCCGGTGGGGCCTGCGGGTCCCTGAGGACCCTGAGCGCCGGTTACGACGCCGGCATCGATCGTGGATCCATCGTGCTTTGTAAGAATAAGATGGCCCGAACCGTTGACAGCTCCAGAAATAACTGAAGCGGCCTCGATAGCCAGCATCCTGGCTGCGGTAAGGACCCGAACGGTGCTTGAAGACATGAGATCTCCTTAGTACGAGCTGAGGTCATAGGTGTTGGCATCGACGACGCTGATCGCCGCGCTGTCAACAGACACGTCGATAGTGGTCGCATCGATAACCGTGAACATGCTGCTGTTTCCAGTCATGTCGAAGGTGCCGTCACCGTTGTCGACGACAGAGAACGTGGGACCAGTTGCGATCAGAGCGACCAGGTCCTCGAAGGAGGGCAAATATGGATCCGACGTGGAGGTTCCATACAGCGTGTTCTCGAGAACCAGCAGAATATCGGCAGCGATCTCGGTTGAGTCGATGACGAAATGTGCGGTAGGTCGGATTCCAGCGTGCTCGACAGGAATCGTGGTGATCGGCCAACTGAACGCGATTGGATCGTTCGAGTTGATGGTCTCGTTCTTTCGCTCAGAGTCTCCTGCGCGAACGTTGTAAAGCACGTGGATCTTGTAGCCGTGGTTCTGGCCGTCGACGTCGTTTCCGACCATCGTGCGGTAGGACATCCCGAAGTACTTGCGGATCTGATGCGTGGCATACAGACCGGGGATGACCTGTCCGGAGCCGTCGCAGTCTGCGAAGGCATCCGGGCTACTAAGAGCTTCGATTGTCCCCTCGAAGTTCTCGACGCCAGTTGTCTCGGCGTACTTCACTCCGTCAATGAAAAGGTCCCGAACCTCTCCCCCGGAGCTTTTCTCCTCTACTGAAAGGAGACCATTCCAGGCGTAACCCTGATCGTCCACGTAAAGGACGCCTCGGTCTACGCCGTTCTCATACAGCCTATCGCCAGGATCACCCCAGCTCAGCTTCGTCATCGTGCCTCCTAACCGCGAGTTCCGAGCTGTGCCTTGCGCTGAGCGTTCAGCTCTCGTTGCCTAGTCGCCGCCTCGGCTCTCGACATCTTCTTCGCCGGAGCATTCTTGACGTTGCAGACTCGAATAAGGGTGATCAGCCGATTCAAATGCCAATGCTGACACTCAAAAGGGATCCCGAGAGTGATCATCCAGTAATAGATCAGTTCAGATGTGATAACCTCTCTAGAACGGTTAGCGCCATCTTCTCTGAACCACGTAGCGGATTTCTTTGCATTGATGTAGGAGTTTATCGCTTCCAGATTCTCACTTGAGAGTCTTTTGTAGACCTCAGGATCGGATACCTCTGGAAAAGTCATGCACTTGATGTAGAGAATCGTCTCTTCATGAGACTTTTCCCCATCACCAAGGAACGGCTTTTCTGTGATCGACTCCCATTTTGACAGGGAAGCCAGAGAGTGCTCGAGAGTGAGCACGACTTCGCCGAAGTTCTTGAATTCCGACGACTCTTCGTCGTAGAACTCTGTGCTCGGAACAGCAATAGTGAGCACTCTCTGGCCTCCTTCCTATCAGGCAGTGCGCGTGAACGACCAGTCGTCGTCGGCGTTCGCGGTGAACTTGTACGAACCGGAGCTCGGCGCCGCCTTGATGACGAGCGAAGCACCCGCGCCACCAGCAATGGTGACGGTACCCGTGACGATCGCGTTCGTGTCGGCACGACGGTAGGTCACGCCGGTGACGGACGGGATGGTGATGACACCGGTGCTCGACACGAAGGTCGGAGCGGTCGGGGTCACGGCCGTCTGGCTGCCGGCGAACATGGAGATGATCTCGTCAGGCAGCGGGAGACGCGGGCTCGTACCGGCGGTGCCGTAGAGAGCGTCCTCGAGAGCAGCCAGGTTAACCGAGTTGACCTGGGTCGAGTCGATCGTGAGAAGAGCCGTCGGCTTCTGCCCCGAGACCGGGACGGGAGTCGTCGAGAAGTCCCACGAGAACGTCAGCGCCTCGGGAGAGTCGTTGACGGTCGAGTAGGCCTTCTCAGAAGGCGCCGCGAGGCAGCCGTACACGAGGTGCAGCTTGTAGCCCGCCTCCTGGCCCGCAGCATCGTTGCCGATGAGCGTGCGGTAGGACAGACCGAACACCTTGCGAGCCTGCTGGTTGATCATGACACCGGCGGAGATCTCGACCGAACCGTCGCACTGAGCGAACTCGTCCGGGTAGGTGAGAGCCTCGATGGTGCCGCCGAAGTCCTCGGCCGCGATCAGGTTCAGGTACTTGATGTTGTCCGCGAAGACGGGAGTCGCGTCGGCGCCAGAAGGCTTCTCGGTGACGGTCGAAAGACCGTTCCAAGCCACACCCTGGTCGTAGACGCCACCCGTCGGGAGGTACAGGACACCGTGGTCCACGCCGGTCTCGTACCGACGCTCACCAACCTGATCCCAAATGAGCTTAGTCATTGCGTGGTCTCCTAAAAGAAGAGGTTGAAGACATCATGGTTGAGATTATCTGCCGTAAAGAACCTGATTCGCAGGCACTTTGGCAGTTGTGCGACTCTCATGTGAATATCACTGTCGGGATTCCGATCGATGACAGTAACCTGATACCTCAACTCGTTGAGATACGGCTTGTTGTCGGCGAATCGAGTCTCTGAGAGATCGCGTTGGTAGACGATGCATGGGTACTGGATCGCCATACCGTTGGGAGGCTGGAAATATACCTTGTCAGATCCAAGGACGTCCTCAAGAAGAGCCTGAAGCTCAACCCTTGGGGCCATTGTAGACACCTCCCAAGCGGAGAATGAGACGGGGGCTCTGTGCATCGACATTTTCGACGACCCACAGAGCCCCCATCCACTCTACGTATCGGATGGCAAAGAAGTTTTCGCTCAAATATGCATCGGCTACGATACTGATTGAGTTGTTTACGGAAATATCATCGTTAAGATGCTCCGTAGGAGTTAGCTGGCGGGCGTTACGAATAACATCCCCCATGTAGTGCTTCTCGACAATTACGTCGGTCCAAACCCCAGGAGCAGTCTCTTCGGTGACACCGTAACCAATCTTACCGAAGAACTTTGCCATCAGATGATGCCTTACGCCTCGCGGGTGTAGGACCACTCCTCGTTGACGTTGTCAGCGAAGTAGTAGGCCGCCGAAGCCGGCTCGGCCCGGACTGCGAGCGTCGCGCCGACAGCGAGAGCGCTCTGAGCGCCGGCGGTCAGCGTGGCGTTGGTGACGTCGTTCTTGTAGACGACACCGGTCTGGGTCGGGATGGTGACGACACCGGTCGTCGGGTTGAACGTCGGCTCAGTCGGAACCAGCAGCGTAGCGGTCGCACCGACCTCGCGGAGGATGAGAGCCGAACGCACCTTCGTGAGGGCACCAGAGAAGCGCGTCTCGATCAGGTACTTGTACTGGTTGTAGTCGATGTCGAAGTCATCGAACATGTTCAGCTCGCCGCCGCGGTCCGTACCGACGTTGTAGTCGGACAGGTTCACGAAGATGCCGACGACGCCAGGGGCGCGGTCCATGACCTCGACCGGAACCACGCGGTCGACACGCAGGTCGTTGGCGACCTCGTCGAGCGAGCGGTAGATGCGGCGGCCCAGGGTGTCGCGAGCGGTGAGGAACTTGCTCACGACAGCCTCGGAGGTGAAGAAGGTCGGAGTGCCGGTACCCTTGTACAGGTAGCGCTCCGTCGTCACCAGGTCGACGATCTCGTTGGCGGTGGCGTCAGACTGGACGTAGATCGAAGGAGCGTAGAGCTCGTCCTCGAGGGCGATCGGGCGAACGCCGACGCCAGAGACCGAACCGTCCTGGATCTTGTCCTCGTCGCCCGAGTCACGGCCATCACCGACGAGGATCGCGCCGGCGACCTCCTCCTCGATCATCAGACGCATCTCGCCCTTGAGCCAGGTCACCACGTCGAAGTCGGTGATGTCCAGGATGTCATCGCGGTCGAGCTTCTGCTTCTTGTAGATCGTGCAGGGGGTGGTGACTCGCTTGAGGAGACCGAAGAACTCCTCCTTCTTGAGGGTGCCCTTGATGTAACCCTTGGCACGGGCCTCATCGTGGGTGATGTCCGCCTGCATCGTCTTGATACGGGAGAACGGGGTGTGGCTGACCCCGCCGAGGACGGTCGAGACCCACTCGGTACGACGCTTGATCCAGTCAGGCGTGTTGGTGAGGTTCTTGGCCTCGGGGAACAGCATGTCGATGTCGTCGATGCCGTGCTCGAGAGCATAGCCTTCGACGGCGGCCTTGAGGGAACCCAGACGCTTGGCGTCCGAGACGATGCCCTCGATGTCGGAGTGACTGAGAACCACACGGTTCTCCGCGGTGTCGGAACCGGCGGCGCCGTTCTCGAACACGTTGCGCTTCACGCCCATGTCGTCGTTTCCTTCCTTGTGCTCGAGGTCGGATCCCTCGTCGCCGTTGTCGTTGGTGTTGTTCTGATCGTCGTCGCTGTGCTGAGCGGAAGCGTCCTCAAGGGCAGCTCCGATCATGAAGTGAACGACGGTCTTCTGCTCCTCGGTCATGGAGTCATAGACATCCTGAACCGTGGGGCCATCGGCGTGCTCGACCGCGTCGTCGTCCTCTTCGTCATCCTCGATTTCGAGGTCGGCGGAGTGGGCGAGAGACTCGTCCGTGTAGATGATCGCCTCGTCCTCCAGCTCCGTGATGTCGCCATCAGCGTGCTGAACAGAGATGTGGTCGATCAGGGCACCGGGGTTCGCACCCGACAGCACAAGCGAGACCTCGCGGATTGCTCCGTGGAAGACCTGCTTGCTCTTCTCGACCAGCCGGTTGGCGTAGATCGAGAGGTTGGTGATGTCCTTGTGGACCACAAGCTGCTTCGCCGACTGACCAGCGGTCGTGTCATTGAAGAAACCGTAGCAGTAGACACCGTCTGCGCGGTGCTCAAGGACGGCGTGACCCAGGACATTCCCCGGATCAGTGTGACCGTGCTGCCAGACGAGAGGAACCGTGATGCCGTCCTGCTCCTTAAAAGCATCGGGCATGATGGTGCGGCCGTCGGAGCACTTGAGTCCAGCCTTAGTAGCGTAGCCACCGAAGTCGGGCTTAGCTCCCATTTTGACTGTCTCCCTTCGGATTCTGTGACGACGGCACTCGACCGCCTGGTGTGTTCTGCTGTTGCTGGTTCGGACCACGTTCAGACGACGGCATGTTGCTGTTCTGCAGCTTGTCGGCGCCCTTGTCCTTCGCCGGCTTGAAACCAACGATGGAGCGGATCTCATTCGAGGTAAGAACCTCGTTTCGGGTGAACTTATCGGCGATCTCAGCCAACTGGCTAACAGGAACCAGCTTGAACGGATCACGGAAGTACTGAATAGACTGGCCCTGCGAGCGACCAGTCTTAGTGATGAGTGCGCGACGCATAGCTTCCACAATAGACGTGAGAATAGGCTCGATCGTTCTGCTGTGGTAGTTCAGCATAGCTGCCTCATCAGCAGTACCATTCATGACTTCCGGGGTCAGACCGAGCTGGCTATACAGCATCTCGGTGAGATACTGGACCTGCGCCAGAAGGTTGTTCTCGGCTGGCCGATTGAGCTGGGTGATCTTCTCGGTGGCATCGGCGTAGGCCACACCGTACTTGCTGCCAGCGAGCTGGTACTCCAGGTCTTCTCTACGCTGAGTTGCCTGCTGCCGACGGGCCTCAGACTTAATGGCGTAAGGAAGCTGAATGATGATGTCCAGTTTTCCAGAACCAGACTGCTCGTCAACGGCATCCAGAAGATTGAGCTTCCGAATAAGACGCTGAAGAGTTGAGTTAGGCTCATTCATCACTCCGTAGAGAGGATTCTCCACAATAGCGACGAACTTCTTATCGAGAGTTACGTCCTCTCGCTTCTGCTTAGCGGGATTGAAGAGGTTGACCTTAACCTTTTCAGGATACCACTGAGAGATTGTACCGACTCGAAGGGACTGAACGTCGAACGAACCAGTAACATTTGGGTTGAGAGTCGTATCGACAGGAACAATAGCAAGAACGCCTGAATCGAACAGCGTCATGGCAATGTCCTGACGGAACTGCCTTGGAGTCTGATCGATGTTCGGATCAACAGTAAGGCATTCGTTGAGATTTGACGGCATGTCACCGGTGTATCGACCCTGATCATCTAGTCTGACGTGTCGGATCTCAGCAGCAGCTACGTCGACGCCAAGCCTCGTGTAGATGGAAGAGATGATGGATCGTTCGTTCGAGAAACGCGGCCTAGGTCGAGCCGGCGGCGGCCCATACTGGGTCGGTCCGTAGGAATAGTCCTCGTGACTTTGAACCTCTTCGGACTTAGAAAATGCGTTCCAAGCGTGCTTCAAACGATCGCTGATCCGCGCCATGTGTCACCTCCTCTCTAAAGCTTAAGGCCGGCTCTTTTCAACGTCTAGCTGCTGATGCAATTGCAGCAATAGCTAGAGCCGAACCGACGGTAATGGCATAGTTGACAGCAAACTCTCGGCCATTTTTGATCTCGTTTGCCAGAGCCGCTTCATTGTAGGCATCTTGACGATGCTTACGAAGGATCTTCTTAGCTTCTCGAGAACCGATCTGCTGCTTGTCGATCTTGTATTGCTGCTTTGCAGTCTTCAGATCAGCACTAGACTGACCACTTCGAAGACGAGCTCGGGCAGTGTCAATGGCCTGCTCTCGCTGCTGGCGATCCCTCTTTCGAGATGCCTTGTTGAGAGCGTGCTGTTCCTTTCGTACGCCCCACTTCATGCCCTTGACGCCAAAATGCGCAAGAGCGTCTTCGTACGAGATCTCGCTCATTCGAACGCCTCCTTGTTGGCTTTGTAGGCGACGTACGCATCCATGAGCGCGGACACGTTGTCGATCTTCTCATCCTGACGACGCTTGAGGAGCTTGCGGTTTCCGTTTGTGTCCTCAAGGGTAATTGCGTTACCCATAGCGAACGACATAAGACTCTGATCAAATATGAGCAACCGCTCACCAGCCAGAATCTTAAGCTCCCCAAGCGGGACCGACTCAGTGCGTGCGCCCTGAATAACCTTCTCAATTCCGAAGGGTCCGTTCTCCTGTTCCCAGCGAATAACGAACTCTTTGGCATTATAGGGGTCATAACCAAACGCTCGAACGTCATACTCGTTCTCTTCAATGAACTTATCAACGTCGTCGTATACCTCCATCATGTCAAGAACCTTTCCGTTCATGACATGGAGACTTCCTTCGTTGATAAACTCCTCGTACTTCTGCCGCATCGCGGACTGAAGCTTCATGAGTGTCAGTTCAGTGATGTAACTGCGAGTCTTGACTCCGTAACGATCTCCCTTTACAGGGAATATGAATGTGAATGCGCAGAAGTCGTCTCCTTGCGAGAGGTCGGCACCCATTGCGCACGGCATTCCACGAAAATCTCGGTACCGATGAGGGATGGTCTCTTCGTAAGTGAAGAAATATGTGTAGCCCTCCATCGGAATCCCAAATCGTTTGGCCAAAATATCATTGCGAGCGGCGGGGGCCTTCTCAGCACGCTCAACGTCAAGCTGATAAGTCTCGTAGGTGACTGTAAGTCCGAGGTTTGGGTTGGCCTTCAGCCACATGGCTGGGTCACCTACCTCCTCGATCTCATCAAGCTTGTAGTGCCAGATCGAAATATGAGGAGCGAGATACTCACCCTTCAAAATATCCGCAAGCTCCATCTTGATGGAGTCTCCCGAACCATTTCGAACTGTTCCCTCGGACGAGATGGCCACGATCAGCCAATCATCGAGCTTGGACGCACCCTGCTCCACTGCTCCGACAACATCCTCCCGGAGGTCGCCGGATAGCCATTCATCGATGGTCGACACTTTAGGTCGAAGGCCCTGGAGCTTGTTGATGGACATCGGTCGAATCTCACAGAGCGATCCTGTAAGGAAGTTCTCGACGCCCTTCTTTGTGGATGCGAGCTTCACGCGGTTAGCTCGAGATCCTGTCGTGTTCTGAAGTGAGCCTTCTGTGAGGAATTGGAAGAGTGGTCCTCGCGCTCGCGTGATGCTGGTTCGCATCGGGGACATTACCTCTTCCGCCTGCTTCATAGTAGGCGCGGTCGTGATCTGGTGCGTCGTTGCAGTATCGACATTCAGGAAATAACTCTGAATGCATGACGCATACATCGACTTGGCTGCTCCTCGAGCAACGATCAAGTACTGCTTAGTGACAAGCCGCTTCTTGATGGTTCGAGTTTCATACTTCCCAGGATCCCCGTTCTTTCCTGGCACATAGACACTTCGATCAATGAAGTAGTACCACCCGAAGATCTGCTCAGCCCACAACTTGAATGAGGGAAGCAGGTGGAGATCCGAACCATCAGTCAGAGTAAGTTCGTTCTCGCAGTAGCGAACCCAACCTTCAACTGCCTGATCGTCGTAGTAGAAGTTGGGGTTGGCAATGAGCGCATCGATGCGGTTCATCTCCATCGAGATCTCGCGGTTTACCGGGATCTCTCCAGCCATGACCTTAACGCGAAACTCGAAGTAGTAACGAGGAGTCGCTCTGTTGTTCAACGCCATGCCAACCTCCCTTCTTATGCGAAACCGAACTTCTGCTTAGGCTTCGAGGGAGCCTTCTGCTTTGGCTTAGAGCCTCCGCCATCCAAGGCCTTTCCAATGTCCTTCGCCAGCGGACTATTAACGAGCTTGTAAACCTCGTTAGCAGTCTTGCCGTAAGAGAGGAGTTTCTTTACCTTGGAGTGCCCCTTGTCAATCGTGCTCTGCTTCTCGTTAACCAGTCCACTGTACTGCTTCTCGAGATTCATACGATTGACAAGGTGCTGAAGGTCCTTGTTGTCGAGAGCCTTGGTTCCGTGCTTCTTGATGATGGCTTCCGCAGCTTGTGCACGAGCCTTATCAGGGGAAACAGGACTGGAACCAGCACGACGCTTGTCCTTTCGAATTCCCCACTTCATGCCCTTGACACCGAAGTGCTCAAGAACTTCGTCAACGTCTCCCATTTTGACCTCCTCTCTCATCTAAAGTGAGTAAACACGACGCAGATGCCATCGGCTCCATTGCCGCCTTTACCGCTGAGCTGACCGTTGACAGAAGCACCGCCTCCGCCTCCGCCACCTCCATAGTTGCCGCCATTACCACCAGCCTGACCGGCTCCAGCGATCGAAGCGATGCCTCCACCGCCACCACCGCCAGGAATAGCTCCACCAGTAGTACCCGCAGTTCCGTTGGTTCCGGTGGCAGCGCCAGAGTTAGCAAGAGCGTTGCTGTGACCACCAAGAGCTGCGCCAGAAAGAGCATTAGCGGTTGTTAGACCTCCGCCACCACCGCCTCCGCCACATCCACCACCGGCGGAAGGGTTTGATGCGGCAGCAGCACCCGTAGAGCCGGCCGAACCGGCGATTCCGAAGTGCATACCACCACCGGCACCGCCAGCAGTACCAGCCGCGGCTGAACCACCGCCACCTCCAGCATTTCCTCCGCCTGCGCGAAGCCTCGGAGTTGAACCAAACGTGGTGTTTCCTCCGACAGACCCGTTAGCACCATTGCTGGTGTCTGAGGTCTGCGCTGCTCCACCCGTTCCGCCAGTACCGACAGTAACGGTTTCTGTAGCGCCAAGCTGTGACGCATTGAAGGTAGCATGCGACCAACCGCCTCCACCACCTCCGCCTCCGCCACCTCTAGCACTCGCAGCAGCTCCTCGACGCCCCGCTCCTCCGCCTCCACCGCCTCCGATGCAGACGACGTAGCAATGAACTGCTCCTGCGGGCTTGGTCCAAGTGCCGTTCGAAGTGAACACATCGACCTTGGTGACGTCTCCCTGCAGCGCCTTGATGTCTGCACCGATTGAAGTGATTAGATCTGAGATTCTGCTCAGGAGATCTGCCATGGTTACGCCTTAGCGGTCGTGTACAGCGCCACCAGGTCCGTGTCGGGGTTACCGATTGCGGTCTGGTTGTAGTAGGTGGCGGCCAGGTACGTACGGATAGCGGCCTCGGTAGGAAGCTTGGTGTTGACATTGGCGGCAAGAGTGCCGTCAGTCGAAACCGCAACACCAGAATCCTGAATAACCTTACCCGTGGTTCCGGAGAAGGTCGGGATGTTAGATGCAGTCGAGCTGGCCGGACCAACGACAGCACCGTCGATGTTAGTCTGGAGAATAATCCAGTTTGCGCCAACAGCAGCCTGGTTACCAGCTGAAGTGCTGTCGACGAGACAGGAAAGAGTGTCTCCGACCTCGACATTGATGCCCGAAGCTCCACCGATCTTGCCGGCCACGCTAACCTTGTAGACGTGTCCCGCACTTGCAGCAGGGTAATTCGGGTTGGTCGAGCAGTCGATGACGCCCTTGTACTGGAATGCGTTGTTGGCATCCAGGTGCGCGTCGACATAGGTCTTGACGGCCTTCTGCGTAGCGATCTTCGTATCCAGATTTGCAGTCAGGGTGCCGTCGGTGTCAAGACCGAGAAGTGCCTGAAGAGCAGTCTGGTCCGCAAGCGCGAGAAATGCACGACCGTAAGAAGTCGTGGTGAGAGCTGCGATTGCGGTCAGGTCGGAGTCGAGCGGCTGTGCATAGGCAGCCATACGAGTCTGGAGCTTCAGCGGAGTGACGGCCCGAAGGTCATCAGTACCCGTGTTGGTCTCGGTCTGAGTTGCAAGCTCGAGGATGCCCTTGACGGTCTCTGACGCGTCCGCGGGAGAACCGGCCGAGCCGGCCTTGACCTCGTTGATTGCGTTGACAAGACTGGTCTTGTCAGTGGTGGTGAGCCCCGTAAGGTTACCCCCGGAAGTACCGGTGATGTAGGTACGAAGCGTCTTGACGTCGGTACCGATAGCAGTGATGAGATCACTGATACGGGTGGCAAGACTGGACATGGATCACACCTTTGCGTTCTCGTAGAGCAGGGTCAAAGTGACCCCGTCATCGTAATTGGGATGCGGAGACTCGGAGTCGATGTGATCCGTTAGCTCCTGTTGAGTAACTCCGCTGACTCCGCCCGCAAGGAGCGCAATCTGTGCGTCGATGTACTCCTTGATCACGGCTTCGTTGGTGAAATATGGAAGGTCCATCCACCGACGAACTCCGTCGCCCATCTTGTATGAGCAACTGTCGGTTTCGTACCCCATCTCACCTTCGCGAAGACGCGGGTTCTTGGTCTGCCACTCGGCTGAAGTGCCGCGCCTAGGAAGAAATATAGTCGCCACAATTCCTCCTAGGGTTCGCCGCCGTCGTAGACATCGTCGCCAAGAACCGGAGGAGTAGGATCGATCCAAGCGAACAGTTCTCGCTGGACACTGAGCCTGTACTCTAGTTCCTGGTACTGCTCCTTGATGACCTGCTGCAGATATGAGGTCTGCGGAGGGTCAAACAGGAGGCGAACCCGCAGATATACGTACGTCTGAACCGAGACGAGGCGATCGTCTGTCACAAAGTCGGTCCAAAGTGCAGTCTTATCGCTGATCGTGAAGCCCTGAGAAGGGCCGATCCCGAGCTGTACCAGAATGGACAGAACGGAATTGATGTGCATTTTGAGGTCCAGATCAAAGATCTCGTAGTCCTCGGTAATTCCGAGCGCCTTCTTGGTATCGGTAAGAATGCTACTCACGGTCACCTCCTTAAGTTACTTGGGCGTGTCGTCGTCTTCTTCCTCTTCGTAATCATACTCGTAGTCGTCATCGAACTGCGCTCGATGGGCTGCAATATGATCCCCAACGTGAGTATGACCCTTTGGGAAGTAGTAATCGATTACTCGAAGGATGGCCACCTGAGCCAGACTAGCTAGAACCGCAAGAATTGCGACTACGGACGGCTCCATGTGGTCCCCCGCTTTCCTTCCATGTGCTGTAGAGGGTCAGAACGTTCAAGCAACCAACTCCCCCCAGCCAGAAGCGCCCACATGAGCGCCAAGAAACCGCGCTCTCGCGTGAGAACGTCCCAACCTTGGGTGATGATGATCGCCCAGAGTCTGACGCTCCATACGAAGAAGGCGCCTAGCAGAGCCCATTCGGCCAATGTCTGGGAGAACTTGTAGAATCCCAGGATGAACAGAAAGGCTACGCCAAACGCAATCATCCCTACGACATCAGCCCATTCTGAATCACCGAGAATACCATTGTCGGCAATCGCGATGTATCCTAGAATAAGCATAGTGTTCATCAGAACTAGCGATACGGGCTTGATGGGTCGACCGAAAATCGACCACTGGAGATTCATCGGGGGCATAGTACACCTCCTTTCGCCGATGAGGTCTGTTAGATGACGTTCCAGCCGTACTTCTTGCCCAGATTCCTGAGAGAAGTGATGCCTGGAATACCATCCGCGTCCACCCCGTGGTAACCCTGCTTGACCTGCCACTTCTGGTAGGCCGAGCCCTTACCAAAGGAAGCTGTACCCGCCGAGCCGTCCACGAGGTTCGGTGCGAGCAGACCTTCCTGTCGCAGGGCCGACTCCACAAGCATTACCTCTGCCTTGTAGGTCGTGTGGCCCTGACGAGCGGGTCCGTCCTTCTTGATAGCCGCAAGGATATGCGACAAGAAGACGGTGGGGCGCTTAACAGTCGGCTTCGGCTTAGGTACAACCGGAGCCGGCGTGGCGAAGACCTTCCCGCAAGCCTTGGCGAACTTGGTCACCGAGACGCACATGGTCAGAGTCTTGCCGCCGTGCCCGGTAGCTCCCGGAGGAACGACCGGAGAAATGATCACGCCGTAGCGAGTGCCAGCTGCGTGAACGACCTTGCCGTTGCCGATGTACATGACTACGTGATGCTGTCCCGGCTTGTCATAGTAGAGAAGGTCGCCGGGCTTGATGTCGTGGAAGGCGATGATGGCCTTCTTCTGGTTGGCAGCTCGTTGCTGGTTCATCGTGTAGCCCGGGTACTTGCGCCACGGGCTAGGCTCCTTCGGCGGCCAGGGAAGAGCCGCGACGACGCCCTTGTCGATGTCAATGTTGTACTTGGCCAGCAGCCAGTGCGTGAAGGTCGAACAGTCGAACTGCTGAGGCGGATAGTTGGTGGGAACCGCCGAATCACGGTAGTCGGCACCAACCTGCGCGATCCCCGTCTTGACGAGGTCGTTCCTGAAAGCTGCTTCAGTGGTCAACGTCGTCATCGGGCACCTCGATCTCGTCTGCGTCTACGTCCACGGGGTCGACCTCAGTCTCATGGGTGTCCTCATCGACGAAGTCGGTGTTGAACTTCTCGTTGTCGAGGTCAGGCTCAAGCTGACTCGGGTCTAGCGTCATGACTATTCCCTTCTCTTCCAGAGTTGAGTGTCCCCGGGAGCGCGCGGAGAATACTTCCGTGGCAATAGACTCTCATCCCCGTAGTGGATGGCGTTGTGCGTTCGATGGGTCGTAGTGATGAGGTATTCCGGATGGAGAATTTGCTCCGCCCGTCCCGAGATCTCCTCAACGTTGATCGGATTCATGTGATGAACCAGAATCTCTGCGTGAATATCGAAACCTTCGACACCTAGATCGCACGCATCATCCCTGAGGATAACGTGCCGTCGAATGTCCTTCCATTCACGAGACCGATAGAACGCTTGGTTGATGTAGCGGTCGAATCCAAAGGTGGATGCACCGACAGATCCACGAAGAGCGAGGTATCTGAATCGCTCCTCGAAAGTTTCTAGCGATTGGAGCTCTGAATATGTTCTAGTAACCGTCATCTGACGAATCCAGCTCTGGCTGACCGGAATAAGAACGCATAGACTTGAGAGCCCTGGTGTAGAGCTCCTCAACCCGGGCCGCGGAGGCCATCTCTTCAGTGCGCTTCTGCAGAAGAGCGGTCTCGTGGGCTAGCTTCTCCTGCTCAAGGCGCTCCCTAGTAGTGCCGAGCTTGAGAAAATGCGTGATCACCTGCGAAGAGGCTGTCCCTTCGATGATCTGCTTCTCTGCCAGGTCGTAGGCGAGAGCGATCACCTGATTCTCGCGAGCTTCCGGAGTAGTGGCTGGCCTGCGAGAGCGCGAAACAGTCTTCAGCGGCTCTTCCTTACGGCGGCCGGCCACAGTTTCCTCCTTCCTACTGCGAGTTTCGTGGTGCTTCCAGGGGTATGGAAACCAGATTGTTTGAGATTTTTGCTCCCCCGGGGAATTTTTTGGG